ATTCGTCCCCTACCAATAAACCATAGAGGACACCACCATGACTAGCACCCCCGTATTCTACCACCCGGCCCAAGAGGTCTCCTACGACTTTATCTCGGTGAGCAAGATCCCCAAGTTCATCGCCCAGTCAGGTGTGGGGGTGCGTTCCGACTTCGAACCGTACACGGCGATCGACTTCGAGGAGGCCCACCACCGCGAGTACGTCCGTGGCGTCCTGAAGAACGTCGCCCCCAACGGCTTCGGCACGATCGATCCGGAGCTGACCAATTCGCTCCTGTACACGAACGCTGGCCACTGGGCGGCGGCTAAGCACGTGCTGACGCACGGCGGTGTCGCTTGCTCCGCGACTCAGGGCTTCCACCACGCACACTTCGAGGACGGCTACGGCTACTGCACGTTCAACGGCCTGATGATCACCGCGATGAAGGCGCTCCGCAACGGCGCGAAGAATGTGCTGATTATCGACGGCGACGGGCACCACGGCGACGGCACCGAGGACGTGATGGACCACCTGATGATCCGGGGTCGCGTGACGCACATTACCCGCCCCGATATAGGACGCCCTATCCACTCGCAGTGGAATGCCGAGATGTGGCAGTCGTTTGCTAAGGGATTGATTCGAGACTCGAAGGCGGGTATAATTCTGTATCAGGCCGGTGCTGACGCTTGGGACCGCGATCCCTATGGCGTCGGATACCTGTCCAAGGAGGGTCTCGCGGCCCGCGATCGTGGCATCTTCACCGCCGCACGCGAAGCCGGGGTCCCATTAGTCTGGAATCTGGCCGGTGGATACGCGAAGAACATGCAAGACACAATCGACATCCATCTGCAAACGCTGGCGATCAGCGACGAGGTATACCATGTCACTCCTGAACAATCTGTCGTTCGCTGACCTAATGCAGGGAGTAGGTAAGGGCCATCGCGCCCTCGCCGCTCTCCCCGAAGCCCAACGCATTCCGCTCTCGATGCGTCAAGCGCAAAAGACTATGCTCCCCGCTGAGGTGCTGGAGCAGTATAACAAGGCCGGTATCTTTGGCAAGACCCCCAGTGGCGAGCCGATCCGTGCGACGATGTCCTCGATGAATCAAGACGCCGTGAAAAGCGGGTTCATGCCGCAGACCGGCAAGATTCGACTGGACCCCGAAAGCAAAGTACCGAAGGACCTCGACGAAGCGCACGCCCGTGGTTACCACCCCAACATCACTTGGGACCGTGGACGAGTGCGACCCGGTAAAGAGGACATGGGGTACGGCCTCGAGCAGTACATGAAAACGGCGGCGGCACGCGACCCACGCTACCAAGCGGCAATGCGTCAGCCCTTTTCCAGCTCCCGCCCTGATCCGGTGATGACCGAGCTGTACGCGATGGACGTCAAGCCCGACGGCTACGGAATGCGCGACCCTGACGCGGCGTGGTGGAAGAATCTACCCGCGAAAGGCAAAGAGATGTACGCGCTGGCGTACGACATGATGCGAGCACAAGGCCACGGCAACGTGTCTTCGCACCTGACCGACGTGAACCAAGCGCGGCGACTGGGTAACATCGCGTCGCACTCCCTCGGACACGGCGACCTCGGCTTCATCGCTCCGGTGGAGGAGTGGGGCCATATGCCCGGGATGTCCGGCCAGCTTTTCTCCAGCCCCGTTCAGGCCGCACACGCCGAGGACTACTACCTGAAGAAGCTATTCGGCGGCCCGGGCCTGAAAGCGAACAAAAAGACCGACGAACTGATGGACGCGGCGTCGGACCTGCGTACACCCGACTTCCTGCAGATGACGCCCGAGCAGACCCTCGGCACGCTTTTGACACGCGAAGCGCAGATGGCGGGAGCCTACGGTCCCAAGACCGGCACCCAGTCACCCCTGCGCGTCAGCCAAGTGCGACCCTACGAGAACGTCTTGCTCAAGAATCTCGCCGAGCCACAGGTGATCGCCAACCCCGGTAGTATTCAGGGCGCGATGGGTCCGACAACGCTCGGACGACAGGCCACCACCGAGGCACTGATTCGCGGAATGCTCAAAGGGTACGACCCCGAGGAGATCGTCGAGCGTCTGGTGATAGAGGCCCCCGCCGGTGCCTACAAGAACCGCTACAAAAAAGGAGGACTCGCGCATGCCGCAGTCATCGCTTAACATAGACGGAGTGGTCGCGGAGCGCGGCGCATCGTACGGCGACTACACGATCCAAGCCGAGATCGCCCAAACGCTGAAGGACCTTTTTCGCGAGTGCCCCGGCTGGGAGCGGCTGGAGTACCACCAGCGCGAATCGCTCGACATGATCGCGTGCAAGGCCTCCCGCATTTTGAACGGCGACCCCAATCACCTCGACTCGTGGGTGGACATTGCGGGGTACGCGACCATCGTGGCAACACGAATACCGAAGGGGGGTATTGACAAGGCTACCCCACCTGTGGTATAATACAGGTTCTGGGTTGATAAGACGATCCAGTAACACCACCAACCGATAGACACTATAGAGGACACACAATCATGGCTAAGACTACCGCAAAACCCGTCGCAATCACCACCGACATGGTGGACGAACTCGCCAGCGTGCGTGACCAGCTTAAGGCGTTGACCGCTCGCGAGAAGTACCTGAAAGAGATCTTCCGCAAGGGCGGCGACGCGATCTATCGCGGCGACCAGCACCAAGTCGAGATCAAGTTTACGACCCGCCCACAGCTCGACATGGAAGCCGTCCGCGCCCACCTGTCGGCCGAGTTTATCGCCGCGAACACCGGCGAAGTCGATGTGATGAACATTCGCCAGATGGAGATCGTAAAATGAAGCCCACCCCGTACACCACAAAGTCCGGCATCCAAATCGGGTGCAACTACCAGCCCCCGCAGACGTGGGAGCCGAGCGCGGACATGGAAAGGCTCCAGTCTTCATTGCTCGATCCCGAGTACCGGCCAACGGCTGAACGCTTTTGGGACGCTGTCCTTTGGACCCTCAGTGTCGCACTGCTTGCGATGTTAGTAATAGGAGTACACTATGCATGACGACGACGTCGAGGTGGACGAGGGCGCGAACACTTGCCCCGTCTGCAATGCGGGCATGGCTACCAAGTGCCTGCAGTCAAAGACCGACCCCCGACACGACATCTTTTGGGCGAAATACGGCTACCAGTGCGAAGAGTGTGGTCACCAAGGCGACACTTGGGAAGTACTGGGCGATTAGACGATACTTGACAGGTTATCGTACCTGTGTTATAATTCATTCTTCATCAACACATAGAGGACACTCAGATCATGGCACACGAACTTAACTTCAATTCCGCTGGTAAAGCTTCCATGGCGTACGCTGGCGACACACCTTGGCACGGCCTAGGTCAACAGCTCACCCCGGACGCTCCCCTCGACGTTTGGACTCGCGAAGCGGGACTAGACTGGGAAGTCAAAAAGGGCGCGATCGCCTACGAGGTGCGCGACGAGGAGAACAACCCCGTCCGCATGCAGACTGTACCAGCACGCTGGGCACTGTACCGCTCCGACACTGGTGCGCCCTTGTCCGTCATGTCGAGCAACTACCACATCACCCAGCCCCGCGCCGTGATGGAATTCTTCCGCGACCTGACCGAAGGCGGCGACTTCAAGATGGAGACCGCCGGGGTCTTGCGCAACGGCTCCACCTACTGGGCGTTGGCCAAGGCCGAGGATTCGTTTGACGTGGGCGGTGGTGACGTGGTCCTGCCTTACCTACTGCTCGCAACGTCTTGCGACGGCTCGATGTCCAATACCGCGCAGTTCACGACTACTCGTGTCGTGTGCAATAACACGCTGTCGCTCGCCGTGGCGAACAAGACGGGCCAAATCCGCGTGCCGCATAGCACCCAGTTCAACGCCGAGAAGTTCAAGGCGGAGTTGGGCCTGTGCGCGGACACTTGGAGCCAGTTCAAGACGAACGCGGCTTCGCTGTCCAAGCGTAAGGTGTCGAAAGAAGAGGCGGCACGCTATTTCCTCGACGTGTTCTACGGCGACGAAGCCGAGTCGATCGACGTCGAAGCCAAGCGTCCGATGATCGAGCTGGTCACCAAGATCTACCTCGACGGCGTGGGCCAGCGGTCCAAGACCGCCCAAGGCACCGCGTGGGGACTCTTGAACGCCGTCACCCGGTTCGCCGATCACGAGCGCAAGGCCGCATCCCGCGACACTCGCTTGCAGTCCGCTTGGTTCGGTGCTGGTGCTCGTCTGAAACGCGACGCATTGACACAGGCGATGGCTCTGGTATAATCGTGGTGTCCATGGTTCCCCGCAGTTGCCATGAGATCTTAAAGGGGCTTCGGCCCCTTCTTTTTAAACACATAGAGGAAACATAATATGGCTCGAATAGTCTGGTCCGTAATCGAAAAAGGCGCGGTCTTCGCCAACATGGTCGAGGTTTTTAAGCAGTTCCCGAATCTTCCTCGCAAAGAGGCATTAACCCGAGCGCAGTCTGTGCTTCGATTCGATCGCCGGATCGTAGCTACTGACCAGCGCGTATTCAACTACAAAGACCGTATCGAGGTCGCTCGGCAAAAGGCTTTGCAAGAGTCAAGGAAGAAGCCCCCGGAGACCGTCGATGTCCCCGCCCCTATACCAGCCCCGACCCCTGCGCCTGAACGCAAGGAGACCCCCAAGGGAAGGCTCGCGGATATACTCGAGCTACTACTGGACGTCGTCGCCGAGTCCGTAGCCGCCAAGGTCGCGGCAAAGGTGGCGGATCTCCCTGCCCGGCAATTCCAGCCCGGCATCTCTCTGACCGAGCATCGCCCCAAGCATGACCCCCAGCCGATCCCGCACCCGACTGGCTACGCCAAACCCGGCGTGCTAGTGATCGGGCTTATCCCCGCTCAAGCGCACTACGTGAGCAATCTGCTGGCCGACAAGCTGGACCTGTACTTCTTCACCGCCGAAGACGCCGTGAACCGGCCGAAGATCCTACGAGCGCACACTGTCCTGATGACCAAGTTCATTTCGCACGCCGTGCAGGACAAATACCGCAAAGCCCCGAAGCTCCACTACTGCAACGGAAGCGTGGCTGTGCTGGTGGGCATGCTCGAAAAGATCTACCTAGCGGCAAGGGGTACTTGACAGACTGTAGCACCTGTGTTATAATATAACCTTTTCAACAACACATAGAGGACAACACAATGCAGACTACCACCTACACCAGCCCCGAGCAGTCAATGTACGGTTGCGACATCGAAAAGTTCAAGGCGTCCGTACGCCGCTCGATCACCTACCGCTTCACCGGCGGCAACATGGTCGTCGCGGGCCTGATGTCCGACGCCCAAGAGCTGATGGCCATGGGCCAAACCGAGACCGCCCGCCAGCACCTGAACCGCGCAAAGGCGATCCTGTTCGACATCATGGACGGTAAAATGTCCGCTGGCGCGGAGGTGAAATAATGAACCGCACGATCTCCTACACTGACCTCGCGGCGGTCTTTCGTCGCAAGTTCGCCAATTCCGATTTGTACTCGTGCGAGTGCGCCTTGCGCGACTGCTACGACGCAATGCTGGCCGTGGGCGAAGACCGTGACCCTGAATACGCCCGGAAGCTGTGGTGCGAAATCGACGCCATCCGCGACCGCCAAATGGCGATTAACAAGAACGCTCGCGAACTGCGGGCAATGAGGGCCTACCCATGATGATTCGAAACACCACTGCTGACCTGATCGACGCGATCTCGAATCGCGAGTTGGTACCTTTCCCTTACACCGGCCGCTTCATGTACGGACGCCGGTGCGTGGCGTGCAAGCTGGACCAAGGCTCGGACCTCGAAGGTCTGCCCAAGGTGGGCGCGATGGTGGACCAGCTGGGCAAAGGGTACCTCGCCTACTGGCCCGAGGAAGAGTGGACCGACGGGGTGCAAGAGTACGTCGACACGATCTCCGATCCCTCGGGAAAGGCCGAATGACCCTATTCGCAGTAGGGTCATTTGAGGGGGGTACTTGACAAACCCATTGCACCCGTGTTATAATTCAGTTTCTGGATCGATAAAAAGATACAGAGACCACCAACCGATAATCTTATAGAGGACACACACCATGAAAATCGCAACACGCACAGCTACTAAGACCCAAGTCGAAATCGTCTCCGTGAACGGCGGCTGGAGCAAAATCCGTGCAATCGGCCAGCAAAAGATCATCAACGTGCGCAACGGCGAGTTGACCGGCCACACCGAGATCACCAAGGCCACGCCAGTGACCGCCGAACTCGTGATCGAAAAGGCCAAAGCGTCCGCCCGCGTCAAGATGGACATCAACGAGCGCAAAAACGGCAAAGTCGATCCGCTCTACTTGCCCCAGTACACCGCCTACACTACCGAGTTGGCCGACGGCTCCAAGAAGCGTTCGATCGACAAAGGCGACGCCGTGGCAGTGGGCTTGCGCAAGCTGACCCTCGACGCTGTGTACGCGACAGCGTCCAGCGCGACCGGCATCTCCCAAGCTGGCCTCCGCGACCGTTTCGCCCACCTAAACCCCGGCATGCAACGCATGAACCTCGGTAACATGATCCGCAAAGCACTGAAGGAATCCGCAAATGCCTAATACCAAAAAAGAAGTCCGGGTGCGCTTGCACTCGGCCACCCTCACGGGTGAAATGCTACTGGACGGCCAGCGCATCGCCTTCCGCGCCGAAATCGACGGCGGTAAGGTGGATGCATGGTTCGATCCGACCAAGGACGGCCAAGAGGTGGACCGCTGGCTCGCGTTCCGCGCCTTGGACCGATGGATCGACGAAAACCTCCGGGGGTGACGGCGTGAAAAAGCCATTGCCCGAGGCACTCGAAACCATCGAGATCGAGTACGTCTTGATGCCGGAGGATGGCGTGCCGCCCGATTCCGTGACTTGGGGCGTCGATTGGAGCAAAGACGGCTCCAGCGTGTGTATCATTAAACGACTGCCGAATGGTACCTCTGAAATCGTCGCGATGGAGCACGGCCCAAAGCGCGAATGGATCGGGCTGACGGATGATGAGTGGAATGAACTCTACGACAAGTATGTTCCATTAAAGCACTATGCAAGATTAATGGAAGCAGTCGAAGCCAAGCTCAAGGAGAAGAACACATGATGCAGTTCTGCGCGAAATGCCAAGCCGAGCGACTGGCCGAAGGCGGGGTCCAAACCCGTCCCGGCCGGTGGCTGTGTGCGAAATGCTGGCTTCGGTTCTCCCAACGGAAGATGGGGGGGATTGACAAAGGTATGGCACCTGTGTTATAATAGAACCTTTTCAACCAACAGATAGAGGACAACACCATGAACAAGCAACGCCGCGCCAAAGTAGAAGCCGAACTGCTCGCCGTCCGTACCGCGATCGAAGCCCTGCGCTTCGCGATGGACAACCTGAAAGACCTCGCGACTGAGGAGCAAGACTGCTTCGACAACATGCCCGAAGGTCTGCAAGCGTCCGACAACGGCCAGCGCATCGAAGAGATCGCCCAAGCGTTCGAGTCGGCCAACGATTCGCTCGAGTCCGCGATCGACGACGTCGAGTCCGCGATCGAAGAAATCGGAGAGGCGGTGAACCAATGATCGACTTCGCACCCCTGACCGAGCACTCTCCCCGTCCCGTGGCAGACCCCAACTACGTGCCTTGGTGGGCAAAGGGCGAGTACGCCCGTGCCAACGGCACGAAATACACCACCGAGTCGGGCGTCGTAATCGTCGGCGGCAAGGCTACCGGAAGGCTTCCCGTGGCACCGAGACCCGCCCCGGTACCTAAGGCCCAACCCGCCGCCACAAGCGGCACGGAGACCCCAAGGAAGGCCCCGGCGACCCCTCCGAAGCCCGCCCGGACCCCGGATCTGGTGGCCCAGCTCCTCGCCGTGCACAAAACCCGCGAGGCGCGGCTCGAACTGTGCGCGAAATACGGCGTCGATCCGGCGATCTTCACCAACGCCCCCAACCCGGGCGTGGCCGCAATGCGGCTGGCCAATGCCTTGCGTGCAAAGGCTCTGTGATGTACAATCGGTGGCATGTCCGACGCCACCCTTATCCTGCTTGCCTTCCTCGCTCTCGGGGTGGGCACGCTTCTGTGGGCGATCCACGAAATCAACCGGGACCCACTGGACGATGACCCACCGAAGCCCACGGAAGACGCTTGAGACATGTTAAGCTATTACCATACCGGTACTATACCCTCCAACGCAAGGAAGACCCCACGGAAGGCCTCGGAGAGGTATCGGAGCGACTGTGCGACTGCCTGAGCAGAAGCTTTACGACTGGCTGGTCCGCAAAATCGGCCACCGGGCCATGCTCGAACGCGTCGAGAACCGGGTTAAAAAAGACACGCCGGACCTGTACTTCAGCACAAAGGCCTCGCCCGCCACCGACGACCGCCCGATGTCGGGCTGGATCGAACTGAAATGCCTCGACGCTTTCCCAGTCAAGCCCACCACCACCGTGAAGCTCCCGCACTGGACCACCGGCCAACGCTACTGGGCGATTCGGCACAAAACGTATGGCGGCAACACGTGGCTCGTGGTCCAAATCGGGGACGAAGTCTTTGTGTTCAACGCCGTGGAGCTGGCGACCAACGACTGGACTCGGGCCGAGTGGCGTTCGTACGGCCAGCGACTCGACAAAAAAGCCTGTAGCACCGAGGACGTACTTGTGGCACTGCGCGAATTCGTGGTTTAATTCGTTCACGGCGTGCAATGCGCTGTACTCGTGTCGGATCTCCCGACGCTGGTGGAACAAGAAAAGCAACGTTCCACCGTTCCATTAAGATGGAACGCATGATGGAACGCTCCTCCCATTCGAAAAAAGACCCGGTGTTCCATTGTTACATGCGCACGCGGGGGTACTGCCCTGTCAACGGCATGGTTCGAGGCGGGGGGTATTAGATGGAACAATGGTACACGGGCTGTGTGTCTCGAAACCCGCGTCGGACGGGGCTTGTGAGGCAGTGATGCGTTCCATCACCGTTCCATCGTTGTGGAACAAACGGGGGTCTTCAGACGTCGAATATTCCTCCACCACCACTTAGGGCTTCATCTTGGGCTTCTCGTGTGTGCGCACAAAAGCGTTATAACTTCCGGCTATGCTCGGACGCTTCGCTATAACGCTTGGTCATACAACGCCGGGTATTGCGTGCCGCGTGGCATCTGTGTTTTAATTCGCTTCATGGCCTTACCTGACGAACGCAAACTGTTGAAAGACATTGGACCCGCTACGATCGCCGAATACGAGCGTCGTGCTGGGATCTCTGTGCAAATACTGCTGGACGCCATCGTCCGTGACCGCGTGCGGCATCCACCCAGTGATTCGTGCCTTTTGGCTCACTCGCCCACGTGCAACGACCCAAGCGTCGTGGCAATCGGCGACTTAGCGTTGATGGAAGAAACACGAGCGTACAAAATGCTCCAGATCATCGCCGAATTTCGTGATGGTCCGCCCGAAGCGCGTTTCTCCTTACGTCACGCTTACAACACGGCGGGCATCCACCGGCAAACGCTGATCGGCTGGCGCGGTGACCACAAGCTGTTCGACGGCATCATGGACAGCATTCAGGAAGAAATGGTCGATACCATGCGTGCTGAAGCTTATCGTCGCTCTGTGGTGGGACACGACGAGCCGCTTACGCATCAGGGCGTCAAAACGGGCGAGACTGTGAAGAAATTCAGTGATTCACTGCTCCAGTTCACCCTCATGGGGTACGACGCGAAATTCCGCTCGAAAGACGTCAATATGAACGTGTCGGGCCAGCTTGATTCGAACATCAACATCGAAGGTCTCCGTGATCGCCTTGCCCAACGTCTTAACTCGCGCTCAAAGGCGGAGTAAAAAGTCGACTATCGTCGATTCGGCGAACTGGCACGAGTTCGTGGACGAGTTGTCGGACCGCGAAGCACTCGAACTCTTCTACGACTGGCCCACGTGGGCGCGGCACAACCAGACGATACCACCGGGTGACGACTGGACCATTTGGATGATCCTCGCCGGGCGTGGCTGGGGCAAAACCCGCTGTGGTGCCGAATTCGTGCGCTACCATGCCGAAAACGGACTGGCTGGCCGCATTGCACTCATTGCCGAAGACGCGGGCGACGCACGCGATGTGATGGTGGAAGGCGAATCGGGCATTTTGGCCATCTCGCACCCCAAATGCAAGCCGGTATTTGTACCTTCCAAGCGGCGACTGGAGTGGCCCAATGGCGCGATCGCTACGATCTACTCGGACAACGACCCCGAGACATTGCGGGGACCACAGCACGATTTGGCTTGGGTGGACGAACTGGCGAAATTCCGCAATGCGGAGGACATGTGGTCCAACTTAATGTTTGGCCTGCGACTGGGGCAAAAGCCCCGCGTTTGCATCACCACCACGCCAAAGCCCATCCCGATCGTACGCCGCCTGATTAGTGAGGACCGCGTCATCGTCACCACAGGCACAACGCACGAGAATTTCAATAACCTCGCACCCACGTTTCGTGACGAAATCGTGTCGCAGTACGAGGGCACACGCATTGGGCGGCAGGAGCTGTACGCGGAGGTCATCGACCCCGAAGACTACGGCATCGTCAAACGCGAGTGGTTCAAGCTGTGGGACGCGAAAAAGGTACTGCCCGAATTCCTTTATGTGCTCCAGTCCTACGACTGCGCGTACACTGAAAAGACGCAAAACGATCCGACCGCGTGCTCCGTGTGGGGCATCTTTCGGCCGAATGAGGACAGCGGGCTTTGCGCTATGCTCATCGACTGCTGGGAGGACTTCCTCGCGTACCCCGATTTGCGACCCAAGATCATCGACGAGTACGGCTCGATCTACGGCGACCCCGGCAAAAAGGTGGACCTCGTGCTCGTCGAGGACAAGGCGTCAGGCATTAGCATTTTGCAGGACTTACAGCGTGCCGGTGTGCCGTGCCGCGCCTACAACCCGGGCCGCGCCGACAAAGTACAGCGTTTGCATCTGGTCGCCAACATCATTGCACACGGCCGCGTCTACATTCCCGAATCGCTCGTCCATCCGGGCCAACCGCGCGATTGGGCAGAGCCGCTGGTCTCCCAAGTGTGCTCATTCCCCGAGGCAGACCGGGATGACCTGACCGACACGCTGTCCCAAGCACTGCGACTGCTGAAAGACATGTCGTTCCTGCAAATCGATCCGATACCACCGGACAACGACTACGTGGACGACGAATACAGACCCAACCGAGGGAACCCTTATGCCCAGTAATCTGATCGACGACTTCCTGCAGGGCCTAGACCCAATCGACGCGGCCACGCTGTTGGCCGGTTTGCGCAATTCAGTGCCGCTGGGCATGCTGTTTCGATCCGGTGAACTCGGCCCGGATGAAATGACCGACTTGAACAGACGTCGTGGACCACCGAGTGCGCCTAATCCGCCAACCGTTGATCAGCCGTCGTACGAAAGCATGGCGTTCAACATGCAGTATCGCGATCCTCGCATTTTCGGTGTTCACCCTGATGAGCCATCGATCAGCAATCAGATGCTAAGGGCGATGATGGACGAGTACAATCGTCAAGGGCGTGACCCGTACAGCCCAACGACCGCTACGCGCCGCAAGGATTTCGAAGAGGCACCGATGTCGGCCCAGCAGTACATGAGTGCCGCACCTAAGAAAAAGAAATTCGCCAATGGCGGTGCGATTGATTTCTCGATTCCTGACATGCAAGACGGTGGACGCTTCATCCCCGACCCCCAGCCCTTCAATAAGGGTGGCGGTGTGAAGAAGACGCTTGACCAGATGATGGCGGAGATGGCACAAAAGAGTGTGAAGCTGGCCGACAAGCCGGACCTCGCACGCCGTGGGTTTCTCGGTCTTGGCAAGGCGTCGGATTTCCCACTGGCCAAGATGGACAAGGACATGTTCAAGAATGCGCCAGCCATCACTGAGAAATCCGTGACCATCGATCCCGGTAAGGGCGCGGCAAAGTCTACATTAAAATCGATTAGCGAAACGCCGATGTCTCGGCGCGAAGTCTTGCAATCAGCGGCGGGTCAGGCAATGCGCGGTGTGTTGCCCGAATTGGGTGGCTTGGGCAATGTAGCTAAAGTCGTCGAATCTGCGGCACCAGCGTTCACTTTCGACATGGTCCCCGCGTTGATCGCTGAAGCAGTGCGCAAAGGCATGAGCGAAGAGCAGGCGATGGATTTCGTTCGCAGTATGATGCCCAAAGCACCGGAGCGATTCAGAATTGACGACATGTACCAAGCGTACAAAGATCCCGAAGTCTTCACCGCGCTGGATAACAAGGCTGGTCCCGGTGAGGTGATGCGCGGCATGATGGGTGCGTTGCCCGAGTCGCTGACTGGTGCGCCCCTCTCCAGCATTCGACCCCGAATTCGTGCGATGCGCGAGCGTGCACCCGAAGTGTACGAAGGACTACGGCAAACGGCCAAAGACATTGGTGAGTATGGTCACGAGAATTGAGCTGTGTTAAAATCGCACATATTAAAGGCTGATAATGGCAACTGAATTCCCACAACCGCAAATGGAATCACCCGAAGGTCCTGAGGACACGGCGGGCATGGTGTTCGACCTCGACATGGAGGACCCGTTTGCGGAAGTGGAAGAGCAACCGGACGGTTCAGCCATTGTGCGGATGGACGAATTCAAGGGTCCGGGCGAGGATCAAGACTTCTACGCGAACATGGCCGACGAGATTGATTCGTGGAAGCTGGACAAGCTCGCGATGCACTACCTCGACCTGATCGAGAAGGACAAAGAGGCACGCAAAGAGCGGGACAAGCAGTACGAAGAGGGACTCAAGCGCACAGGACTCGGGCACGACGCTCCCGGTGGTGCGCAGTTCCAAGGTGCCAGCAAAGTCGTGCACCCCGTGATGGCCGAAGCCTGTATTGATTTCGAATCGCGTGCCATTAAAGAGCTGTTCCCGCCGGATGGTCCAGTGCGTACACACATTTTGGGTAAAGTCACCGAAGAGGAAACGAAGCGGGCCGAGCGCAAACGCGACTTCATGAACTGGCAGTTGACTGAGCAGATCGAGGAGTTCCGCGACGAGCAGGAGCAAATGCTAACGCAGTTGCCACTGGGCGGCTCGCAGTTCCTGAAGCTCTGGTACGACGACCGCAAAAAACGTCCTTGCGCGGAGTTCGTATCGATCGATAACATCCTGTTGCCTTTCTCCGCCGCGAATTTCTACACTGCGCAACGTGTGACTGAGGTGCAGGACATCACCCAGCAGGAATTCGAGTCGCGGATGGCGTCGGGTCTGTACCGTGATGTGACGTTCACTCGCGCCGTGATGGAGCCGGAGCCATCCTCTCCTGAGAAGGCGAATAACAAGATCGAGGGTAAGCAGTGGAGTGACGACACCGATGGACTGCGTCGCGTGTACCATATATATGCGTACATCGCCGAAGAGGACGATTCGCACTCGAAAGGCGAGCTGGCTCCCTACATTTTGATGATCGACGAGAACAACACGGAAGTCGTCGGCATGTACCGGAACTGGGAGCAAGGCGACGAAGCGATGGCGAAGCTCGACTGGATGATCGAGTTCAAGTTCATCCCATGGCGTGGTGCATACGCGATCGGACTGCCGCAACTTATCGGTGGCCTCTCTGCCGCTATCACTGGCGGTCTGCGTGCTTTGCTCGATACTGCGCATATCAATAACGCCGCCACGATGCTCAAGATTAAGGGCGCAAAGATTTCGGGGCAGTCGCAGAATGTCGAAGTGACACAAATCACCGAGATCGAAGGTGCTCCGGGCGTTGACGACATCCGCAAGATTGCAATGCCGATGCCTTTCAACCCACCGAGCGAGGTGCTCTTCAAGCTCGTCGGGTTCCTGACGGATGCGGCAAAGGGTGTGGTGACCACTTCCGAGGAGAAAATCGCCGAGATGAATGCCAACACGCCAGTCGGAACGACTCAAGCGTTGATCGAGCAGGGTTCGAAGGTATTCTCAGCGATTCACGCACGACTGCACGACTCTCAATCGCGGGTTCTGAGGGTACTTCAGCGTATCAATCGCTGGTATCTGGACGAAATGCGAATGGGCGATGTGGTCCAAGAGCTGGACATTCGCCGCGAAGACTTCAATCGAAATACCGACGTGATTCCGGTGAGCGATCCGCACATATTCTCCGAGACTCAGCGTATGGCCCAGACCCAAGCGGTGATGGCCTACATGGACAAGTACCCCGATCTTTTCGATCGTCGTGCCGTCATCCAGCGTGCGTTGAAGCAGATGAAGATACCGAACGTGCAGGAGTTGATGCCCGCCACCGCCGAGCCGATGGAAATCAATGCGGCAGAAGAAAATGCGGCGATGTCGATTGGGCGTGCCGCGTTTGCGTACCCGCACCAGAACCAGTTGGCGCATATTCAGAGCCACCTCGATTTCGCTCTGAACCCTATGCTGGGGTCCAACCCGATCATCGCACCAGCATTCTTACCCGCATTCCTCGAGCATTTCAAGCAACACTTGATGCTTTGGTATCTTGGCCATATGAACGGCTATGTCGAGGAATCGCTTGGACGTCCCGTGAAAGATTACGACATTGCGGGAATCACCGGCGAGATCGACAAGCTGTACGCGTTGGCGTCCCAGCACACACAGATGGACGCAAAAGAAGCGTTCGCGAAGGTCATGCCCGCGATGCAACAGATCTTGGAGACTGTGCAGAAGCTCAAGCCGAAGCCACAGATGGACGGCTCGGATCAGGTGATCCTCCAGACATCAATGGCCGAGACCAAGCGACGTGCAGAGCGCGACGCGGCCGAGTTACAGTTACAAGCAGAGCGTCTGAAGAACGACGCACTGAGCAAAAACCGCGAACAGCAGATCAAGATCGCGCTGAACGCATCGGACAACTTGACCGAAGAACGGATCAAGACTGCAGAATTGACGCAAGACGCGGCAGTTCTGAAGAGCGAGCAGGAGCAGACTGCATTGGCCGCGCAAGAGAGCGCACAACGAACTTTAGGAGTGTAATATGGCTACCAACGACTCTGCCCAAATGGGCCAAGATGTACCTTACCACAAGCGGATAGCCATGGGCGCGAAGCTCGATGGCTCTTCACTTGGTGCAAAAGAACCCGCGAAGACGCCCAGTGCGCCCAAGCGTGGTGGTGGGGCACTAGCGCAAGCTAAAAAGAAATAATGCGATACGTCAGTGACCTCATTGGTGCTATTGAGGTCCGCAAATCGGCGATCGCGCAGTCATTGGTGCATGGCAATGCCGTCACCTTTGAGGCCTACCAACGCTTAGTTGGCCAGCACCAAGGGCTTGAAGAAGCTCTGGTAATTTTAAATGACCTTTTAAAAGAGGAAGATGACAATGAGTGATACTCAACCGGTGGCTTCGCATGAAGCCGCGTTGCAGGAAGCATTTCCCGCAGTAGACCCCGGTGCTTTGCCTGTAGGTGGACGAATTCTTGTGCAGTGGAGAGCCGCCAAGAAGACCGTCACATCGTCAGGAATTGTACTCGTCGAGGAGACGAAGGAAACGGAGAAGTGGAATAACCAAGTGGCGAAAGTCATCGCGGTGGGTCCACTAGCTTTCAAGAAACGCGATACACTCGAATCGTGGCCCGAGGGCAACTGGATCGATGTCGGCGACTATGTTCGCATGCCAAAGTGGGGCGGCGATCGCTGGGAAGTACCTTATGGGGACCCAACGATAGGCGAGACCGCACTTTTTAGTGTGTTTAATGATCACGAAGTAATTGCAAAAGTTACTGGTGACCCCTTGAAAGTAAAGGCATTCCTATGACCTCGAACGATAAACTCGATTTGCAACTCGCGGAAGAACCCGATGGGTCCGCAGTGGTGTCTTTGCCCGATGGCGAGGCACCGAATACCCCCGAAAATAGCGGCGACGGTCTTCGGACTGGTGGCCGAGTAGATTCGGATGACGGCGACGATGATGATAATCCCGCCGATAATATACCTCATGCTGACCCCGAGCGCGAAGCGATTCGACTGGCCCGTCGCGAGGAGCGACAGCTCAAGAAGAAGCTTCAGAAGGCCAAGGCAAGTGAGTCGAACCACCTGATTACCTCGCTGAAACGCCAGAATGACCACATGGCTGAACGTCTTGCGGTTCTGGAAAAGCGCACGGCCGGTTCGGACCTCGCTCGACTGGACAAGGCGATCGAAGACGGTAATTTGCGACTTCAGTACGCAAAGATGAAGGTGAAAGAGGCCACCGAGATGGCCGATGGCACTTCCGTCGTCGAGGCGCAGGAGGCGTGGTACGAAGCCCGCCGCCAAGTGGAGGCTCTCGAATCGCTCAAGAAGCGTGCCGTGGCCTCGGAACCCAACCGCAATTCCGTACCCCAAGCCCCGGACCCTCTCCTCAAGCGTCACGCCTCGGACTGGATGGCTCGGAACGATTGGTACGATCCGAACGGCAAGGACATGGACTCCCAAGTCGCCACCAAGGTGGACGAGGCTCTCGTGGCCGACGGATGGGATCCGAAGACTGCCGATTACTGGGAAGAATTGGATAATAGATTGACAAAATACCTGCCGCACCGTTATAATGGCGGCAACGACAATCAGTCGTCAAATCGGAGACCTCGCACCGTGGTAACAAGTTCAGGCCGTGAATCACAATCGACAGCTCGTGGGAACGAGTTCCGGTTGTCACCTGAGCGAGTCCGCGCCATCAAGGACGCCGGGAGATGGGATAACATCACCGAGCGTAACAAGATGATTCGTAAATACGCGGAATATGACCGCATGAATGTGAATAAGGGGTAACAGATTATGAGAGATGACCGATTGAAAAAAGACCTTTCAGGTGGTGGCCGTGAATCCCGCGCACAGCAGGATAGTGAACGCGGTCCAGCGACTGAGAAACTGGCGAGCGCGCAAGAACGTCGTAGGATGTTCAGTTCGGAATGGATTCAAGAATCCCTTCCAAAACCTCCGGATATTCCGGGATTTCATGTATGTTGGCTTTCGACAACCAATGGGTACGACCCTATCCACAAGCGCATGCGCATGGGTTACGAACCAGTAAAAATAGAAGATGTTCCGGGCTTTGAAAACTACAAAGTTAAAGCCGGTGAGCACACTGGATTCGTCGCTTGCAATGAAATGTTGCTCTACAAGTTACCTGAGGAAGTATATCAGGATATCATGGCAGAGTTGCACCATCACGCACCTCAGGATGAAGCGGACAAAATCCGCGTTCAGGCTGAGCAAACGATGGGGCGAGACAGCAATGGCAGGCGTCTTGGTCAGGTAGAAGGCGAAGGCATAAATGAACTTGATAAACCTATGCCCATCCCCGTGTTCCGGTGATGGATTCTGAACCATGATTTGGAGTGACTAATATGTCTTCAACAAATGCACCGTTCGGTTTGCGCCCCTCGTTCCATCCTTCCGGTTTGGACCGCGCGGTCGCTTTGACTGACGGTATTGTATCTGGCTACACCAGTAACATCTTGAAGGGCCAGCCCGTCAAGTACGACACCTCCGGTGTTATTCAAGCCGCCGCCGCAGGTGACGCATTCTTGGGTGCCTTCGCAGGCGTTCAATTTACTGACACCACAGGCCGTCCACGTATCAGCAATTATTGGCCCGCCAATACTGCTTACGTGACCGGTTCTTGCGTCGCTTACTACTACACTGACCCTAACATCGTGTATGATATTCAGGCCAATGGCCCGATGGCTCAGACCACTTTGGGTGCACAGTCAGATTTCGCCTCAATTACTGCAGGCTCCACGACCACTGGACTTTCTCAGTGCATGATCAGCACCTCGGTTGTTGCCGCTGGTTCTTCTGCGCAATTGAAGATTGTTGGTTTGACCCCCGGCGTTGATAACGAGTGGGGAGATGCATTCACAGTAGTGCAAGTTCAAGTTAATGAGTCGCAGTTGAATGCGTCCGTTAACGCTATTTAAGGGGGACTAAAAAATGGCCGCTCCAATGCGCAGTACCGACTTTCGTAGTATTGTCGAACCTATTCTTAACGAATGCTTCGACGGTATCTACGAACAGCGTAAAGATGAATGGTCCCGTGTCTTCCGCGAAGAACAGGGCATTCCCCGTAACTACCACGAAGAGCCAGTCCTGTATGGATTTGGTGCCGCTCCCCAGTTGCCTGACGGTACTCCTGTCAGCTACCAACAGGGTGGTGTGCTCTTCCTCCAACGCTACGTTTACAATGTGTATGGCCTCGCCTTCGCATTGACGAAAGTGTTGGTCGAAGACGGCGACCATATCCGTATCGGTCAGGTGTACGCTAAGCACTTGGCTCAATCACTGATTGAGACTAAAGAGACTCTGTCCGCTAACGTTTTGAACCGCGCATTTAACGGTTCATACGTTGGTGGTGACGGCGTGTCGCTTATCAACACCTCTCACCCAATCGTGAATGGTACTTTCTCTAACCAGTTGACCACAGCCGCCAATCTGTCACAGACATCGCTTGAGCAGATGTTGATCCAGATTCGCCAAGCAGTGGATAACAACGGCAAGAAGATTCGTTTGGTGCCCCGCCAGTTGGTGGTCGCCCCCGGCAACATCTTCCAAGCTGAAGTTCTGTTGAAGTCAGTGCTCCGCGCTGGTTCAGCGAACAACGACATCAACCCCGTCAAGTCTATCGGCTTGTTGGACGAAGGTGCCGCAGTCTTGAGCCGTTTGACCAATGCTAACGCATGGTGGGTCCAGACCGATGCTCCCGAGGGCTTGAAGCTCTTGATGCGTCGTGCTTTGGAGAAGACCATGGAAGGTGATTTCGAGACCGACTCGATGCGCTACAAGGCAACTGAGCGTTATCAAGTGGGCTGGACTGATCCCCGTAGCTTGTTCGGCACAGCTGGCGTCTAAAACCAAGTGGGGGGTTCGCCCCCTGCGCTTTAAGGAGAAAAGACAATGGCAAATTTACTGGTAACCCGTTTCCCAAATGGCGTGACAAACGTCGGGGAAGATTCACCGTTTGCTGATCTGACAATGCCAGCACCAACAAAGTTTCACACTTACTATGAAGATTTTGACTACTATGTAGCCGCAAATTGGACTGTAACTGAGACTCAGGCTGGTGCTACTCAGGCTTTGACTGACGGCGATGGTGGTTTACTTTTGATCACCAACACTGCCGCAGATGATGATCTTGTTGCTTTGCAAAAAGTAGGCGAGTCATATCGCTTTGCTTCAGGCAAAGAGCTTTTCTTTGAGGCTCGCCTCAAGGTTAGCGACGCAACTCAATCTGATGTAGTTATTGGTCTTCAAATTACCGATGCAACCCCGCTTGACGTATCGGATGGTGTGTTTTTTATCAAGGCAGACGGCTCTACTTCGGTAAGCCTGTTGGTTGAGAAGAATGGCACAGCAACTACGACCTCTAGCGTGGCTACTATGGCTAACGACACATTTATTAGTCTTGGTTTTTACTACGATGGCGCATCAAGCATTCAATACTCCGTAAACGGCGTTGTGGCTGGCACTTCTGTGACCACCAACTTGCCTGACGACGAAGATATGACTGTGTCAATCGCTCTTCAAAATGGTGAAGCCGTTGCAAAGACAATGACTGTGGATTACGTCTTTGTTGCGAAGGAGCGTTAATCATGGGTGAATTTAAACCGATGGTGAAGATGATGACCACCGAACCTTCAGTCGAATTGAAGCTGAAGAAAGGCGGATCTGCCACTCATAAGCGTATGCACGCTGAGGGTGCTAAAATGGGCCACAAGCCCGTGAAGAAGATGGACGGTGGGATGATGGGTAGTATGGCGGGCAGTTCAGCGATGCCGATGGGTAACCCCGTCGCGGCGCGTGCGATGGCCGCAAAGCGGATGGCCGCAAAGCCTACTCCTCCAACTCGCGGTCTTCCCGCACCTTCTCGTCCTCCAATGCCCACCGCCGCTCCCATGGGTCGCCCCATGATGCGTAAAGGTGGTGGGGGTGTAGAAGCTGAGCTGAAACAGCACGAAAGCATGCCCGCGTCTAAAGCTCACAAAGGCTTGAAGACTGGTGGTATTGCTAAGTCCACGAAACCCGGCGGTTACAAGACCGGCGGCGTAGTAGATGGGCAAGGCGGCTTTAAGAGGGGTGGCTCAGTACCCGCTAGCGGTATCATCAAGACAATGACCAATAAGACTACGAAGGTTGTGGGTGCTAAGCCCGATAACAATTCGGCTCCTACTGGTGACGTCAAGATGGGTAACGCTGGTGGTTACAAAAATGGCGGCATGGCCATGGTTGAGAAGGGTGGGAAGATGGTTCCCAACTTCGCGGCTGATGGCGTAGGTAAGATGAAAAAAGGCGGTGCTACAAAAAAGCACTTCGCTACGGGGGGAGCTGTTAATAACAGCGGCCACGCCGTAGCAATGCCCAAAAAAGCTCCGAGCAAACCTGTGGCGATTTCCGAACTTTCGGGAACGTTCAAAAAGGGTGGTCGGGTCTGTTAAGTAAGGCGGGGGCTTAGGCTCCCGTCCTTTTAAAGGATAAATTATGGCTGACGCAGTCGCAAGTCAGACGCTCTTGGATGGTGAGCGGATGGCGATTATGAAATTCACAAACCTCTCTGACGGTACTGGTGAAAGCAAAGTAATAAAGGTGGATGTATCTACTTTAACCTCGAGTGCATCTGGCCAAGCGTGTGATGGCGTTACAATCACAAAGATCTATGCCTCAACTCATGGTTTAGAAGTACAGATTTATTGGGATGCGACGACAGATGTATTTTGCTGGTGTGTGCCCCAAAATTCTCAATACACAATGGATTTTGAAAAATTCGGCGGTTTGACTAACAACGCAGGTGCCGGTAAAACTGGCGATGTATTGTTTAGCACAGCTGATGCTACTGCGGGTGACTTTTACACCATCGTTCTTGAGATGGTAAAGTCTTACGCCTAATCATGCCAAGCAAATCACCTGCTCAGCATCGTTTAATGCAAGCCGCCGCTCACACTAAGGGCGGATTCGGCGGTGTGCCTCAGAAGGTCGGCAAGGAATTCATCAAGGCCGACGAGGGTAAGAAATTTAAGGATGGTGGTCTATATGACAACATTAATGCAAAACGTGCGAGAATCGCTGAAGGATCTGGCGAGAAAATGCGCCGAGTGGGTAGCAAAGGTGCGCCAACGGCTGAAGCCTTCAAGCAGTCCGCAAAAACCGTCCGAATGAAGGATGGCGGCCCGAGTCTTGCGATAGGTCGGGGCGAGAAGCTCTCGGTCGAAAAAGGCGCAGGATTGACAGAAAAGGGTCGGGCAAAGTATAATCGGGAAACTGGCGGTAATCTGAAAGCTCCACAACCCCAAGGGGGACCACGTCGGGATTCATTTTGCGCTAGGATGGAGGGTAATCCGGGGCCATTGAAGGACGACCAAGGGCGTCCGACCCGGAAAGCCGCATCACTTAAACGTTGGAATTGCCCGGGGTGGTAATAAATGGCAACATCTGGCACAGTAGGGTTAACGACAGTCAGCGTACAGAACCTGATTGACGACGCGGCTCGGGCTTCGGGAAAGCTCGCCGAAGAGCTTACGGTGGAGCAGATACAATCGTCAAAGCGTAATCTTTTCTACGTCCTCTCGGCCATTATTAACAAGGGTATCCAGTATTTCGCGATCAAGAAAAAAGTGATCGGGCTGAATGCGGACCAGTACATCTACAACATGCCCGTGGGGTCCAACGACGCCCTCAACGTTCTGTACCGACAGATGGAAAGGCCTTCCGGAAGCTATTCGACTTCTGCTGGAGGAACAGTGGCAAATGTATACGATGGCGACACTAGTACGTTTTGTCAGCAAACATCGGCCAACGGTAACATCTCTGTTAACTACGGCACTGGCAATCCTGTCTACATTGGCTCTATTGGTATTTTGCCATATGTTAGTGGTGGTGGCAGTGCCACTTGGACAATAACGTACGAATACTCCGTGGACGGTTCCACGTGGAACACCCTTGACAGCCTTGGCTCGATAGCGGTGACTGACAACGAATGGGTCTGGACCGACATCGACCCCGGGCAGAATGTGATCGCATACCGCGTCCGGGCCTCCGGAGGTACTACGCTTGCGCTCCGTGAATTCTACCTTGGTAATAATAGCCGAGAGATTCAGATGGCCCGTCTGAACCGTGACGATTACACGAACTTACCGAATAAGAATTTCACGGCGAACCAGCCATACCAGTTTTGGTTCGACCGTACCATCCCGGTCCCCTCGATTTACCTGTGGCCAGTACCTTCAGACCCTTTCATCCAAATGACGGTCTGGTACTCGGCTCAAATCGAGGACATTGGGGCACTTTCCGGTGAACTTGCGATCCCCGATCGCTGGCTCCTCGCCGTTGAGTCGATGCTTGCGCACCGGATGTCGCTGATACTCCCCGCCGTCCCGCTTGAGCGCGTCAAGTACCTTGAAGGTCAAGCTGACCGGAATTTCAACGACGCCGAGCAGGAAGAGCGCGACAAGTCCCCGATTTACTGGGCACCGAATATCTCGGTGTACACGACGTAATGCCAAGATTCCTCGACACTCGCGGATTGGCCTCGGTCGCCATCGGTGTGTGTGACCGGTGCAAGATGAAGTATGCATTCGTACGCCTCGGACCCGACCCGAATTTCCCCGGACTGCGAGTCTGCGACACGGGATGCCGCGACCAGTTCGACCCGTACCGTCTGCCCGCCCGCAAGACTGAGCGCATTAACTTGCGCTTTCCGCGTCCGGACGTCAGTGTGGCGGCTAACGATGATTACCTGATGACCGGCAGTCAGTCGATGGATGGCTCCAGCCAGTTCCAGATCTCCACCGAGGGGAACACGCAGACGCCGTCTACTAATGGCAACCGGGACACTATCGCTCCGAGTCCACCTAACAATACGAGTACATAATGTCAGCACAAGTAGCCATTACCCAACTACCCGCCGCCGGTGCAATTACAGGTACTGAGGCGGTCCCGATTGTTCAGAATGGTGTGACGGTTCAGACGACGACCGGTGCGATCTCGGCTTCGCCTTCGCAGAATCAGACGTTTCTGACTAAGAATCAGGAGACTACGCTACCAAATAGCCGTTACCTTTCGACCAATACCGGCTTGGTGCTAACTGACGGCGGTGCGCAGTCTTTCTACCGAATCTCGATGGATGGCGCGGCGGCCAGCTTGAACGCGGCGGCCGGTGGTATTGTAGTTAAAGACAGCGCGAACACGGTAATTAACCGTTCTATCGCTGTATCCGGTAGCGGATTGGGTGTTTCGAATGCTAACGGCACTGGTGGGAACCCCACATTAGCACTTACCGGTGTTGCCGCATCTGTAGCGGCACTTTCCGGTACGGGGATGCTTGCCTTGACTGGCGGCGGGACTTCAGTCTCGGGTCGGACGCTGGCCGGAACTGCGAACCAGATCGACATTGCGAACGCTGATGGCGCGGCAAGTGCCCCCGTTTTCAGCATTGCAAGCAATGCGGTACTTCCCGGCACTGGAGCTGTTACTGTACCAGTTGGCACTACTGCTCAAAAGCCCGCTGGAGCTAGCGGGCAAATTCGGTACAACAGTGATTCGCAAGTCTTTGAGGGCTACGCTAACGGGTCTTGGAATCCATTCAGCTTGGCCGGTGGCGTATCGACTTTCAGCGCAGGTTCTACAGGACTTACGCCGTCGGCCGCATCTAGCGGAGTTGTCACTCTCGGCGGTATATTAGTAGTTGCGAATGGCGGCACGGGCGCAAACACCTTAACCGGATATGTAAAAGGCACTGGTACAACCGCGATGACCGCTAGCGCGACTATCCCAAACACCGACATTACTGGCTTGGGCACAATGTCCACCCAGAATGCTAGTGCTGTGGCGGTCACAGGCGGGACGATCGCTGGCGCGACAATCACTAGTAGTACGATCAACAGCACGACCATTGGTGCAGGAACTCCGTCCACTGGCGTATTTACTTCTGTGGCAATGACCACTGGAACGATCACTACTGCCCCCACAACTGGCAATGACATTGTAAACAAAGACTACGCGGATGCTATCGCGTCGGGTATTAACTTTCACCAATCTTGCCGTTTGGCGACCACCACTGCGCTCGCGTCCAACACGTACAATAACGGGGCTTCTGGTGTCGGCGCGACGTTGACTGCTAATGCTAATGGTGCACTAAGCATTGATAGCGTGGCAGTCGTGGTCGGCAATCGCGTTTTGATCAAAAACGAAGTCGCGCAAGCGAACAATGGCGTGTACACGGTTACTCAGACTGGATCTGCTGGTGCTCCGTACATCCTCACTCGAGCTTCAGACTTCGATACCGCTGGTGCAGGCGTAGATAAGATTGACGCTGGTGACTTCTTCCTGATCACAGCAGGTACGACACAAGCTAACACGTCTTGGGTACAACAGACTCCGCTACCTATTACAGTTGGTACAACAGCAATCGTGTTTACTCAGTTTGGTGCGCCTTTGACGTACTCCGCTGGTACAGGTCTAAATGAGTCACCTGCCTACACGTTTAACATTGCCAATACTGCCGTGACTGCTGGAACATACGGTTCTGCCTCGCAAGTACCAGTCTTTGCTGTGAACGCGCAAGGTCAATTGACTTTGGTCACCAACACATCGATTGCTATCGCTTCTGGTGCCGTATCAGGCTTAGCGGCTTCTGCCACTACTGACACTACCAATGCATCCAATATCAGCTCAGGAACGCTTCCTACGGGTCGTTTGAGCGGCTCTTACACTGGTATCACTGGTGTGGGTACGCTAACCGCAGGCACATGGAACGGTACAGCGATTGGTGTTGCTTACGGTGGTACAGGTTTAACAGCCACGCCGTCTAATGGTCAGTTGGCTATTGGTAACGGTACAGGCTACTCACTGGCGACTTTGACTGCTGGCACGAACGTCAGCATCTCAAACACCGCTGGTGGCATCACGATCTCCGCCACCCCCGCCGCTGGTGGTACGGTACAAAGCGTGGACGTGTCTGGCGGTACGACTGGACTGACTACATCTGGTGGCCCTGTCACCGTAACGGGCACGATCACCCTTGCTGGCACATTGAATGTAGCAAACGGTGGTACAGGCGCAACCACACTATCTGGTTATCTGTTCGGCAACGGTACTAGCGCGGTATCCGCATCAACCACAATCCCTAACACGGCGATCACTGGCTTAGGTACAATGTCCACGCAAAATGCAGGTACTGTTGCGATAACTGGTGGGACAATTGACGGAACATCAGTTGGTGCGACGACGACGTCAACTGGCGCATTTACAACATTGAATGCCACGACTGGCATCTTCGGAGGAACCTTCTAATGGCACAAGCAGGCTTTACGCCCATTTCACTTTACTTCAGTAGCACCGCGTCGGCTGTTCCTTCGTCTGGCAACCTTGCCAACGGAGAACTTGGCTTAAACATCGCTGACATGAAGCTGTACGCAAAGAACAGCGCAGGTACTGTCACCTTGTTAGCATCTTCAAGCGGAGCGTCGGGCACCGTTTCTAGCGTTGCAGTATCAGGCGGCACGACAGGCTTGACCACGTCAGGTGGCCCAATCACCACGTCTGGCACGATTACTCTTGCAGGAACACTAGGTACAGCTAACGGTGGCACAGGCTTAACATCATTCACATCAGGCGGTGTGGTGTACGCATCTAGTTCTAGTGCATTGGCTACTGGCTCTGCGCTTACTTTTGATGGGAGCCTTGTCGAGGTTTTTGGCGGCACAACTGTAAGTTATCGTTTTAATGCCAATCGAGGTACAGATGATACAACGCAAGGCTTGCGTTTTGGTTTTTCTGGCATTGATGGATACCGCACTAGCGCTACTCTTGCATCGGCGCAAACACAATTATCTTTTACTCAAACAGGTTCTAATGGCACTCGTACACCGTATTACATTGGTACAAACGGTGAGTCTGTTTGGGCACCGGGTTCTGGCACATCACCATCCGAAGCCATGCGCCTCACCTCAACAGGGTTGGGTATTGGTACAAATTCGCCAGCTTACAAGTTGGATTTGTACAACACAACCAATTTTGCTGGGCGATGGGCAAACGCAACAAGAGGTGGTTATTTATACTTAGACTCTGGCGGCCCCGGCATTTTTAACACTGCCGCTTATGGTGGTGAAGGGATGTATTTCCATGCTGGTTCTAACTACACCGCATTCCTTACAAACAGCTCAGAACGGATGCGTATTGACAGCGCAGGCAAAGTAGGTATTGGTACATCTGCACCAAACAACGAACTTGAAGTTGTTACCAGTTCAAACCCAAGTATTGCGTTAACAAGTACATCGGCTAGTTTGTATTCTTATTTTGGAATGACATCGGGAACTGTTGGGGCGCAACTGTATACATTTGGACAATCATATAGCGCAGTTTACCCCGCAGGCTCTACTGCATTGGCAAATAACACTTATGGAATTATATTAAACGCCAACAATGCAAGTGGTATTTTAAGATTCCAAACTGCTGATACAGAACGATTCCGCATTGGCGCGGCAGGTCAACTTGGTATTGGTGGTGCAACCTACGGAACGGCAGGTCAAGTCCTGACCTCTGGCGGCGCAAGTGCGGCACCTACTTGGTCAACAGTCAGTGGCGGTGGACTTACAGTCATTGGAACATTAACTCTTAGCGCCGGTACGCAGTCAGGATCGATTAACTTGCCGTCTGGCTGGGACACAACTTATAAATATCTGCAATTAGTAATACAAGGTAATTACGTGTCCGCCGGTGGCACAGGCGCTGGAATTATTCGTTTTAATAACGATACTGGATCAGTTTATAGCTATTCGTGGTTTAACATGACTACTGGTACTAATCAGAGTAGCCAAACTTTCATTCAATTCGGAAGTCCGGGCAATAACGAGCCTATGCGTTGTAGTTTCCAACTAAGCTATAACGCAAACATGAGTTCCGCATACCGTGTTCAATTACAAGGTGGATTTAGCCGAAACAACGTGTTTTATTCTGCTGGTTTTGCGTATGACACATCTTCAGTTCCAACGTCTATAAATTTCCCTCAACCTTTTGGCTCTGGTTATTATTTGGCTGGCGTCTACACAGTTTATGGAGTAAGTTAATGAACGCTGAAATTATAAAATTAAATGAAATGCACAGACGCATGGAGCGTGATGAGTTGTTAAGTCAGACTGTTGATCGCATCAACCCAATTCGTTGGGCGACAATGACTTCTGAACAGCAAACGCAATGGAGCGCTTATCGCCAAGCATTGTTAGACATTCCAACGCAATCGGGTTTTCCTTTTGACGTGCAATGGCCAACCATACCAGAGTAAATATTATGTTCATAACTTGGAATATTCGAACCCTTGAACGCAGAGTAGCGGATGGTTTTGTGACTACTGCGCATTGGTATGCTACGGCAGTTGATGGAGAGCATACGGCATCCATATACTCAACTTGTTCATGGGTGGAAAGTACGCCTAAAATACCATACTCTGATTTAACCGAAGCTACGGTTTGCGGTTGGATTTGGGAAAATGGGGTCAACAAAACAGAGATTGAGTCCGCATTGATGGCTAAAATCAATGAGAAAAAGAACCCAAAATTTTTAACTGAAACACCTTGGAGCATCTAATGACATTACAACTGCCAATTGAAACAGCAAACCAACTTCTTGGATATTTGGGTGCACGTCCCTACCAAGAGGTATATCAATTGATTCAAGCAATTCAGGACGCCGCGAAGCCTCCAGAAGCCCCTAAGGTCGAAGATGGAACCAGTGGAGACTAAACTCGCCGTCCACGAGGCGGTTTGCGCTGAACGCTACCGCTCGATCGAAGACAAGCTCGATCGGGGTAAAGAGCGGATGCGCACCATGGAGTACCTGCTGTATATACTCCTTGCGGCGGTGCTCTTTGGTCCCGGCGTAGCGGCAGAGTTCGTTAAAAAGCTACTAAATCTGTAGGCACTGGCATGGATGCGCTGGCTAATCCTACTCTTGTTGTTAGTCATCGCAGGAGCGTCGTCCAAGCAAGGATGCCATGTGCGCGAGTTCTGGTCGATCGCTTGGACAATCCACAATCCGTCGGAGCGTCATCAACAAATGTCGATGTGGTTGACGAACAATGTCCGGTTTTGCAGAAGCCAAGATCTAACGGTCATCTGGAACAACTTGCCCGAATGGGCTGGTACAGCGGACTCTGCAGAACTCAGAACTAAAGTTATTCATGGATACAAAGATGCGCTTGAACGGGAGAAGAAATGATTGATGTACTAGAAATACTGCTTTGGTTAGCAGTGCCTATGAACTACATCTATTGGATCTTTA